AACCGTCGTTGAGATAAACGCCTCAGGACCGACCTTGAAGGACGTGTTCACAAACGTGCTGCGTGTTACGAGGGATGATTTCGACAGCCTGTCTTCGTCGATAGCGAGCGCGGTCTGGGATGAGCCCAACGGCCTGCACATCACGAGCGGTACGATGGGTGATTCATTGATGAGTGCTTCTATCCCTGTGGGTTCGATCAGCGCGAGCATCTCAGTCGACAACGCGGCAATCGCAGATGCAGTCTGGGATGAGGCGATAAACGGTCACCTAACATCAGGATCGACAGGTTGGGTCTTGAATCGTGTTGATCACAGCATCGTGAGCATGAGTGGCACGATCAGCATGATGTCAGGAACGTTGAGCAGCCTCTACAACGTCAGCTTCGGTCGGTGGAAGATCGTCTCAAACCAGATGATCTTCTATGCAGACGATAACATCACAGAAGTTGTAAGGTTCAACCTGTTCGACGATGTTGGCAATCCATCGATGGACAGCGTGTTTGAAAGAGTGAAGGTTTAAGAATCGTGTTCAACGTGTTATTTAGCTATTGAGTTGGCACACAAAGTAAAAACGTTGATCGATGAACGTGGTGTCGTTCAAGAGCTCACGCCCAATGATGAATTAGGAGCGTTCAATGTGAACGTTCCGGCTGTGTTTAAGCACGGTATTGAGGGTTCAGCAACATTCATCACGCAGTCAGACTGGTGTGTTGACTCTGAGAGCGGCGATGATGGCAATGTCGGGACGACCGCATCACCGATAAAGACGCTGAGTGAGCTGAGCAGGCGGTGGTCTGGAAAGGTCGTTGCGTCTGCCAACGTCTCACCGACAATCTGTTTGCTCGGCACGTTCCCGTCTTCATCGCTCGCGTTGAACAGCACGATCACACGCGGTCAATCGCTACTCATCTCAGGTTCATTGACGACAGTTACTGTCGGTACGATCACAACGTTCACAGCCCGCGCCGCAGCTTCTAACACGAGCGCAACGATCTTGGCAGACATTAGCTTTGCGTCTTACGTAAAGAAAAGGATCAGGCTAACATCAGGTGTGAATGCGAATGCAATTGCGTGGGTGCTAGCAGATCTCGGCGGTAACTCGTGTCGTGTTAGCTGCTTTGTTTCAAACACAAATGCCTCCGCTGTCCTACCATCAGACGGTGATACATTCGTCATCGAATCATTTCCTACGCTTGTCGGTGGTTGTCAGCTCGACCTTGGCGGTGGTGGACGGTGCCTAGTGAGGGACCTCGAGTTTGAAGCACAGACCTCATTCAATCAACAAGCGTTTTATATGCTTCCGACGTTGTCATCATTCCAAGGTTCAGGAACAACATGGGATGGGACAAGTGGATTTTTTGGGTGTTTGTTCGCGGGCGCCCACAATACGCCATTCACGTTTGGTTGCGGGTTCACTGCATGCGCGTTCGATCCGACAACTGTATTCAGTCTTCAAGGAGGACGGTTTTCACTCGCAGCCTGTGCAATCTATCGTTCGCTATCTTGCGGATCAAGTTACGTTGCCCTCCAGAACTCCTACAACTGTTTTGAAGGCGGTACAATGACGTTGACGCAGACAAACACTGCATTCTTAATAGACGTGCAGGTCTTCGGCGCGACGGGATCCCGTTGGGCGCTAGTGTCAGATCGTTCTGACATCACATACAGCGCAGCAATCTATGTCTACGGCGGATCAAACACCTGCACTGTGGCGTTTGAGATCAGACCAGGATGTTCACTACAGTACATTACAAACAAACCTGGCATCACGGGAAACAACCCAGGTGTGAATGACATCAAGCTAGGTGGTACTGATTACGGTTGGGCAGCAATTCCAACTGTCAACACACTAAACAATGCAATGGCAGTCGTGAGGCAATGATGTCAGTTAAAACCATCATAGATCATCGCGGTGTCGTTCAGGAAGCAACTTCGTTTGGTGAGGAGAGCACGCTTACAGTTAGTACACCGACTGCATTCACTCGTGGTGTCAATGCAACGTTGACTGCACTGACTCAGGATGTCTGGTACGTTGACGCGTCCACCGGCGATGACGCCGGCGATGCATCCTCAACATCACCATTGAAAACGTTGAGTGAGTTGTACCGCAGAACCTGCAATAGGATCATAGCATCAACTGTGACAACGTTTACGATCAATCTTAGCGGTGATTTTGGTACTGAACTTCTCACACTTCGCATGATCACACAGGCTCCAACTACGATTGTCCGTGTGATCGGTACGACAACATCTCTTGACACGGGTTCAATCACAACGTGGCAAGCAGAAACAGCCACAACAAATACTCGTAGGCAGCTCACAGACACTTCACAAGATTTCACAGCGTACGTCGGTAAGCGCATCAGGATGACCTCGGGCGCCCGCAATGGGTTGGTCACGTGGATAGCTTCTCTGGGCGCCGGCGCGACGATAGCAAACATAGGCAGGTTCAATTGGTACCAGACGGGTGCAGACCCAGTATCACCTGACACATATGTCATTGAAGACCTAACGACGAAGTGCGGAGGTTATGACATCAACATAACCGGACCAACATCTGCGACAGTGACAGACTGGTCACCCTCGATTGAAAGCGTCGCGTTCGTAAACAACACGGTCTTTAGTTCATCAAGGTTTGTTTGCACAGGTACTGCAGTGTTTCGTGGGTGTTTGTTCACAGGTACCACGGGAAGTCTCACTACATCCGGCGGTTCACCGTATTTTGTCTCATGTTGCAACGATACAATAATGAGTTTTGAGCTATGTACACCAACAGGTTATAGCTTTGTTCATCGTCGACGTGTCTTTTTTAATCGTAGCGTTAACGCGGTGTGGCAGCAATCAACGCTTCATGATGGCAACGGCACGAATGCATCGATGTACATTGGTGGAAGTAGTTTTGTGAACTCTGTTGGCAACCATGGATTCTTTAACAACGTCACTGACGGCACAACATACACAGCACATGTTGTCGTCAGACCAGGCGGTCAGTGGCACATGAGTGCTGCAGCGGGTGTGCTCTGGGGCAATGCAGGAAACACGATCGCAAACTCAATTAAGATCGCAAATGGTGCAGGTGTCACCTACGTGACGCTTCCTGTGTCAACGAGCAACGTTGCAGGTGAGGACGTTGTGTTGGCTGCCGCTGCGGCAATAGCTTGGGCATCTCTACCTGCGTTGTCTGTTTCACCCAACAATGCATTCATGAATGTGTACACAACATGAAGGTTAGAACTGTCATGGATGTACGTGTTGGTGGTACGGCGAAAGCTTGGGCCAAAGTTCCATATGTTGATTCAACAACAATGATGTGATGGAAGTAGGTAATTAGATGCATGTCAAGACAACGATAGATGAACGCGGTTTGGTTCATGAATCAACGCGTGAAGTTGTGCAGACAACGCTGTCTGTCAACATCCCAGCAACATTCAAACACGGAATCGAGGGATCATCAGCATTCATCACACAGGATGTGTGGTACATTGATTCTGTTGACGGTGATGATAGCAACGATGCAACATCAAGCTCGACTGCGATCAAGACGTTGTCAGAACTAACGCGTCGCCTCCGTGGGAAGACGTTGAGCTCAAACGTCACCGTCATGAACATATACCTCGCCGGCACGTTCCCGACGGAACCGTTGATCCTTGACCTCTCCGTCGTGAGTTACTGTTGGATCAAGATCTCAGCAGAGACGACTATTACCTACACGGGCTCGATCACGGAATTCACAGCATACGCTGCAGGCTCATCTCATGCGGCGTTGACGGACTCGGCTGCGGCATTCGTTCAGGCTGACCAGGCAAAACGTGTTAGGTTGACGAGCGGCGCATCAGAGGGATCATGCTCGTTCGTCCTCAAACAGATGGGTGGAACGCAGATCAGGGTCGCAGATTTCTACTCACAGGGCACCACGGGCTACGGCGCTGGCGCACTGACAACATCACCGTCTGTTAGCACAACGTTCGTTCTTGAGACGTTGACTTGTCAGGTTGGTGGCATCGACATTCACATCAAGGGCGGCATAGCCGCGTTACTTGTCAGGGACATAGAATTCACTAGGTCATCACCAAGCATCACGCGATCAACGCTGAGGACGTGGACATCAGCCCTTTCTGTCGCGACAAAGTTTTTTGGATGTACGTTCGATACCTCAGGTGGGAACATGGGTCTAACGAACTCTGTTTGCTACTTTTATTCGTGCTGCCTCAAGGACACAGCAGGCGCATTCATCATCACTGATTCAACGATCGGTTGCGCGGGTTTGGTGACGATGTGTGCAAACTTCAATGTCGCCGGCGGAGGCACGCTCACGGGCGTTTCACTGTACCAACAAGGAGGCGTTTCTGGCTCGAGCGGCAGAGGCACCGCGACTGTCACAAAGAACGGTACGATGTCACTGTCATCGCATTGGGCCTCGTACGATGTCACAAGTACAGACGGTGGATTTGTTGCTGATGACAGTGCTTATGTGTACCACAGCTCTCCGGGAGTGTATTGGAGTTCGGGTTCAACACCGACATACGGCATCCGTATCAGGGGTGTTGCCACGATGCAATATGGTGTAAAACCCACGGTCACAGGAAGCACGTCAGAGACGATCATCGCAGGACAAAACGTTCCGCTGGCGTCTGTACCGTTCTATAACACAGGCAGCGGGTGTGGGCTCACACTACGCGCATAATGTGTGATCACATTCACGATTATATGTGTCAAACACATACTCTATTTGATGGAGCATGCGTGCGTTGGTCCTCAGCGGTGGGGGCTCAAAAGGCGCTTTTCAGATCGGTGTACTAAAGCGTTGGATGGGTGACCTCGGGTTTGATTATGACATCATGTGTGGTGTCTCAGTCGGGGCTTTAAACATCGCAGGCCTGGCACGAGTTCCGTTTGGAAAGCCTGAGCTCGCGATCAAGGGTCTTGAGGACTTCTGGTTGAAAAACGTGACAGGAACATCTGCAATCTACAAGCGTTGGTTTCCGTTCGGGCGATTGCACTCGCTGTGGGAGAAGTCGATCTACGATTCAACGCCTCTTCAGACACTCGTGACGAGCGTGATTGACCTGAAGAACGTTGCGACGAACGGTCGTCGCCTCGCCGTCGGCTGCGTGTGCCTTGACACAGGAGAACACGTCTTTGGATCAGAACAGGATCCCGAGTTCGTCAAGTGGGTCCTCGCGAGCTCGAGTTACCCAGTCTTCTTCACACCGATCGAGATCGGTGGCAAGCTGTACAGTGACGGTGGCATCGTGAACATCACGCCGCTTAGCCAGGCGATCAAGATGGGTGCAACCGACATTGATGTCATCATCTGTTCTGACCCGTGGAAGAGGACAGAATGGACAGCCTCACGAAAGGTCGCCGTGCCCGATCAGGTCACGAGAACGTTGGGACTCATGTCTGATCAGATCGCGCGGCTCGACCTCGAGGAACTCGTGTTCAAGAACGTGATTGCAGACGAAAGCGTACTGTACCGTCACGTTCGCGTCAGGGTGTGCGTTCCCTCGAGACCCCTGAACGTCAATTCATTGACGTTTGAACCAAGAGACACACTCGCGTTGATCAAACAGGGTTATGAGGACGCTGACAGCTACATAGTGTACGATTGACGTGTCTGACTCATGCCCATCACGAACAGGATCATCACACGAGGCTTCGGTCCGAGTCGCGGCCTTCCCGGCCGCGCGGGCCCGATCACACAGGGTTACGGTAACCCACCGCAGTTTGTCGTCTCGGCACTCCAACGCAACCTGAGCCTTAGGCTTGGTCAGTCAGGTACCAAGCGGCGCCTTCGAGAACTGCAGCACGTTATTGTTTGGGCCAAGCTGATAGAGGTCAATGACATGCCCCCGAAAAGAAAGATCGAGGGCTTTGTCAAGGTTCCTGTCAACGCTGAACACGGTACCTCACGTGTTGTCGTTGAACACGTTGCATCTCGTGTTCGTTCGGCATTGAGTGACATCAAAGTGACAATCAAGCGCTTGCGGAAGTGAATAGTTACTTGTGATGGAACCGCTGCTGGAAACACTCGACGTTGACATTGAAGACACATCGGAACTCCTTTTCAAGGTGACCGTAGAGGGTGCGGACCAATCACCGGCGAAGATCAGGCTTGTGTGTGAGAGCGGTGACCTCGCGTACATGTTCAACGGTCGTCCTGGACCTGATGGGTTGGTACAGTTCGTTCTACCTGCCATGAAGGACAAGCTCAAGGAAGGCCTGTACCAATCACGTGTTGAGGTACTCATTGAAAACAGGTACTTTGCGCCGGTGCAGTTTCAACTCAACTTTAAGAGGGCTGTACGTGTTGTCGCAGAGGCAGTCACGCTCGTTCAACGTAAGCCTGAACCCGCTGTCATCGTCACAGCAGCACCCATCGTGAAACCCGAGGTGAAGGTGCCCGTTCAGCCACCGAAGCAGCTTCAGAAGCGTGATGAACAAAAGCCGACGCTGAAGGAGCGCTTTGTGACAAAGAAGAATGACGTTGCACCACCGCGTGATCTAGATGATGACGCGATAATTGAGGCAGCGTCTGCGTTCGTGAAAGAACGCCGCAAGAAGTGATCACCTGTAGGGGTTTGTCCGACACGATGAACACATGAATGCATCGTCATTGAACCCACGTTCTGCTCCACCACACCAGATCCCACAGCGGTCGCACTTTTCGCCAGTCTCTGCGGGGGCGTGTTTGTGTATCTGTGTAGATTTTGTGATGAAACATCCATAGTCACCAAGGAATTTTTTGTCAGCATTAAAGTACTTGATGTGTGCCTGAGTGATCTTGAACGTTTTGAACCCGCAGGGGACTGTTTCATACGGTGGCACGTAGCAGAGGTACTGAACGTCATATCCAACGTTGCAGTCGTATCCAATCACTATGACTTTTAGCTTTGAGAAGAGCTTGTGACCGTAACCAAAGCTGTCTTCAATGCTCAGGACGACTTCATCCCACTTTGAATACGGCATGTCTATACACTACTCCCAATGCAACAACACATGACTGAGTAACAACACGACTGACAGGTTCAGCGAGCTATACTTATCGTAAGAGATTACATACGATGCCGTCGTTCATTGAAACAATCAACCCAACTCCATTCGGATTCTTCGATTCTGACGCACAGTTTCAGGCTGAAGCAGATGGAATGGTCACGTTTGTCAAGAGGAAGTTGGGCGATGATGTCCTGTCTGTTGAGCTGACACCGAAGGAGATCTGGGCGTGTTTTGAGGAGGCACTGTGTGAGTACAGCCGTCTCGTTCACGAGATGAAGATTCAGTCTGAACTCGTCAACGTGCTCGGTTTGCCCACGGCGAGTACTGACCTGACAAACGTTTACCCACGTCAATCGCTTGAGTACCTGGTGCGTCAGGCAGAACCCTATGCATCAGAGGCATACTTGGGTGGTCCATACAACGCGCAGCTAGGTTACATCAACATCCAGGCAGGTGTGCAGGATTATGACATCTATGAGGACATCATAGACGCAGTGAGTGGGAGCAACCTTTGGTTGTCGATTCCTGCAGAATCTCGCGGAAGGATGAGGATCGTTGAGGTGTTCCACGTTGAACCGACAGCTGCACAGCACTCACTTCTCAATGCGTCCAACATCACAAACTTTCTTGCAACGAACTTCAACTATGAATCATACGTCAACAGCACAATCTTCTACGTCCTGCCGGTGTTCGAGGACATCCTCAGGAGAGGAATGCTCGAGACGGCGTTCAGGGTCAGAAGGTCAAACTATAGCTATGATGTCATCGGAAGTAAGCTGAGGATCTACCCGACGCCTGCACTCTCGTCTCAACTTGGCAAGCTGTACATAAAAGTGTTTGCAAGGCCGCATAATCCATTGGATCCGAGTGGGATTGGAATATCTGGCAGCTTTGGTGATCCGACACTGCACGGCATATCAGGGCCCAGCAACGTTCCGTTGAACAACCTACCGTTCTCCACAGTCACGCAACCCGGTAGGCAGTGGATCAGGCAATTCACACTCGCTCTCGCGAAAGAGCTTCTCGGCATGATCAGAAGCAAGTTTCAAACGATCCCGATCCCAAATGCCGACCTAACGTTGAACGGTGAGGCCCTGCGCACTGATGGGCGCGAGGATCAGAACCGCCTACGTGATCAGATAAAGGAATGGCTCGCAAAGCTGACGAACCAGGCACTCATGGAACAGCAATCAACGCTCGCCGAACAGCTACAAAAGCAGTTGAAATACGTACCAATGCCCTTGGGAAAATCAATCATAATTGGGTGATACATGAGTCGACTTTTCATCACACAACGTGAGTTGAACTTCATCTCAGACATCACAAAAGAGGTGATCAAGGATGTGATCGGTCAAAGGATCTACTACTATCCGATCTCTGAGTTGAAGACAAAGACACATGATGTCTACGGTGAGTCGCTAGAAAAGATCTACGATCAACCGATCATCCTTGACTGTCTCGTCAGCAACACGTTCCAGAGCGACACGAAGATAAGTTCATTCGGTATCGATCAACAGTACAAGATAGAGGTATTTGTCCAGTATCGTGACATGGTCGAGAAGGGCATCAACATACAGATCGGTGACTTCTTTTCGTTCAGTGACGTGTTTTATGAGATCACTGAACAGATGATCATGAGGAACATCTACGGTCTGCCTGAACATAGAGGCGGCATCAAGCTCGTCGGTACGAAGGCGCGTGAGGGTCAGTTCAAGGCGGCACTCAAGGGTCCAACTGACATTTCATACACAGACAATGATGCAGTGCAAAAGACGTTCGAGCAGCAGCGCGGACGTGCTGAGAACGCTGAGGGTCCAACGGGTGATGTTCGTGACCTGGTGCGTGAGGGTGTGCTTGATGAGCCCTTGACAGGACCCAAGAAGGTGTCAGAACAGGGCGCCTTGTCGGATGATAGTCATCATGGCTCGAGTTTCTATGATGACGATGAGTGAGTGAATGAGGCAAACAGATGCCAACGAGGTACAACAGTAAGAGCACAACACGTTTCGGTGTCCCAGGGATCAGATCCGGGTACGATGGGATGCCCTCGTCAGAAGCGCTTGCGATCCCATCAGTTGGTATTGAAGACGCTGACAGAGCGTTGTTTGACCTCTTTGACAAGGAGATCCCACTTCAGGTCAGCACGAGTGATAAGAACCGTGAAGAGCTAAAACGAGTTCCCGTGATCTTCGCCGCCGCCGAAAAGTGGGCGCTCGCAAAGCGCCGCCGCGCGCTGCGGGATAAGAACGGTAGCCTGATCCTTCCACTGATCACTGTCGTCAGGACAACGATCCAACAGACACCCAATGAGGACATCGCCGGGCGCGGCATAAACCAACAGACAGGTGAGATTGTCATCAAGAGACGCTTGAACAAATCTGACAGGGCATACCAAGGACTCATCAACAAGTTGCTAGTAAAGCACCAGACAAACGTTGCGGTGTCACCCGCAGAGGCAGAAGACGGTCAGGTGTCAACGACAAGGAACATCGGTGAGTTGTTGACAGACGATCCGACGACACAGGACGGTGGTCTCCTAGCAACAGACCTGTCGCACAACATCTATGAGTTTTTAACGTTTCCTGCACCACAGTTCTACACGGCGCTCTATGAGGTCACGTTGTGGGCTCAGTACACCGTTCAGATGTTTCAACTCATAGAACAATTGATCTCATCGTTTTTGCCTCAAGGAAACGCCTGGCGTCTAGACACGCCGAAGGGGTACTGGTTCATTGCGACAATCGACGGCAACGTTTTCAACGCAGAGAACAATGTCGATGACATGTCGCAAGAAGAACGCATGATCAAGTACAAGTTCACCGTCAAGGTGCCCGGTTACATCCTTGCAACGTCTGTACCGGGCGCGCCGATACCGATCAGACGTTATGTTTCATCACCGAGCATATCATTTGATGTCAGCACAGATCCTGGTGAGTTGTCTGAGACCGACGGTGTTGATGATCCCTTCTTGGGTTCCGACGATCCGACGTTACCGATGTCAGTCGATCAAAACAAGAGGCGTGATCTTCGTGAAACAAACTCGACACGTTTGTACCCGCACAGTGATGAAACGTCCGTCGACGATCCTGCATTGAGATCGATACCGAGGGGCTCTACACCGGTGAGATACAAGAAAGTCACAGGCATCGCGAGTGACGGGTCGACTGTGACGAAGTACGTGCGGATCATTTCAACGAACAAGTTCACAGGTGAGACAGTGTATGCACCTGATGCTGACTTGGGTGCGTTGAACATCGTTGCGATAGAAGGCTAAGCGTACGTCTAACTTTGGATACGCACACGATACTTATGGTCTAGCGATTTCAACGCGCCAGGAGTTCAGCAATGCCCGAACAGACTTTCAGGTCTCCAAATTTTTACGAACGTGAGATTGATCTATCAGCGCCTCAACTAAGGGGTCCAGTCGGTGTACCGGCCGGTGTGGT